TGTCCCGCGTCCGGTCGGATATATCCTGCCTATCTCATAGAGGTCGCCGTCCCGCTCGAGCTTCCGCTCTCCCTCGAAGTCATCCTCCCAGATCTCCACAGTGGCCGAGACGCGGACTCCCGCCTTCATGGCCTCGTAATATTCCGATCTGGCCGCTCCTTCGGTGAAGGTGCAGAAGATTTCCCTCCGAGTCGGAGGATCGTGCTCCACGAATCCGGCGCTGTCCTCTGTTGTGTTATCACTGATCAGCGTGATCAGATCTGACCACGGTGTCCGGTTGGTTTTTTCCGGGCTGAATGCTTTGCTCATTCGTCCCCGTCTCCTTCCCGGAACTCCGCAGCCTTTGACATAGCGTCCGCCAGCGACTTAAACGACTCCTCATACCGATCTCCGTCGCCCTGGAAGTTGAACCAGTACCGGCAGTACAGTTTGATCGCCGTTACCGTCGTTTTGTTGTTTTCGCTTACGATCCCGACGCCGATCTGCGACAGGCGCTGCTTTGCGGTTTCGATCGCGTCCTGGATGTCGTTGTCTTTCTTGCTGTGTGTGATTCCGAGATCCGTCTTGACGGGATCAAGCAGTTTCGTCGCCATTGTCTATTCCTCCAAAAGGACGGGAGAGCCCTTGTCAGGCTCTCCCGTTGGTTTTTGTTGTCTGCCTCAGATCAGGTTGCAAAGGTGCCCTTGACAGCGCCCTTCGGATTCTTCAGGCCTGCGTCGAAGAGGCTGTATGCAGTCTTGCACTCGGCCGCAGACTTCGGCAGCACCGTCGAGAAGATCGTCAGGTCGTCGTAGTCGTTCGCGAGGAGCTGGCCCTTCACGACGATATAGAAAACGCCGTCCGCGAGGTTGACGTCTTCCTTGACCTTGGCGCCGTAGATCACACCGGCGACGGTCGGATCATCCATTGCGGACGCCATGAACAGCGGGTGTTTGTTGGTGTCCTGGATGCCGGCGATCGTGTTGTAAATCGTGGAGGCGTTGGCATAGATGATTTTCTGGCCCTTGCCTTTCAGCTTGGCCAGCTCGGCACGGAGGCCTGCGTCGGTCTTCGGGACAGACGCGTTCACGTTCGCCGCAGCGATCGCAGCCGCAGCGACAGCGGATCCGCCGGCAGGTGCGGTACCATCGAGGCGGGCAAGAATGACCTGCTCCTTCGCGACGGCGATCCGCTCGCCGAGTTCCTTCACGAGCCAGGACTCGAATGCCTCGATGCTCTTGAACTTCATCTTGCGGGAGATCACGACATACTTCGAGATCTCGATGCCGTCCAGCGGTACCAGGTCGAAGGCGTTCTGCTCGTCGTTCGCGACGTCGGCGCCTTCCGCCTTGCCGGTTGCATCGCCTGCGGTGATGCCGGTGCGGCGCGGGATGCCGAAGCCCTGCGTCATGCCGCTCTTTTCGGCGTCATCATACATCGGGGCTTCAGATTCGACCAGGTCAATGATCTGGTTCAGGATCGGAGTCGGGACGACGGCGCCGCTGTTCGCGGTCGTGTGCGTGAATGCAGTGCGCTCTTCCTCGGTCATCTCGCCGAGCAGGTGCTGTCCGTCACGGACGCAGATGTTCTTCAGCCATGCGGTACGATACTCCGGAGAGTTCGCGTCATAGCTGCGGGACTCGCGCTCGGTGGTCTGCGGGCGGCCTACGACGCGGCCGGCACCGGCGGCGATGCTGTTCCGGATCTCGTTCCTCGCGGCGTTCTCCGCTCTGGCGCTGCGCTCTTCGGCGATTGCCTGAGCCTCGGCGCGGAGCTCTTCCAGGTTGGCGCCGTCCTGCGTCATCTCCTGGAGGATCTGATTTGCTCTTTCTTCGAGCTGTTCTGCGGTGTAGTTGGTGAAGTCGTACATGTTCTTTTCTCCTTTTCTCAAAATTTGATTATTTCCGGCTCTTCGCACCGGCGAGCAGCTGACGGATCTCCCCTTGCAGCTTCTCTGCCTTCTGACGCTTTTCAGCCTGGAGCCTCTCCTGCTCCCGCAGGCCTTCGATCGCTCCGTCGGCGGCGCTGCGTGCTGAAATATCGGTCGCCTCGTTGGCCGGGATCGAGACCGCCGAAACGTCGTATAGTTTCGTTATTGATTCGATCGTGCGGAGGACCGTCGTCACGTTTTTCTCGTGATCCTCTTCGATCACTTCGCGCCTGTTCTTTCCGACCTTAAACCGGAAGGACATGCGGTCCGTATATCCGCCCTTGATCTCCTCGTAAAGCTGGCGGCCGAGTTCCGTGCCGCCCAGGTGTGCGCGAATTTTGAGGCCGTGGTTATCTGTGGCCAGCTCGAGGGTTTTGTTCCTCGTCCTGGCCATTACGCGGCCGTTGTGGTCATACTGGAAGATCACGTCCGATATGTCGCAGCCGTCGAACGCGTTCCTCGCGATCTGCTCCTGGACGATGTAGTCTCCCAGATTGTACAGCTCATAAGGCTGCTCGAAGGTCGTCGCGTATCCCTCGACGATCAGATCGTTCTCTCCCTCCGTCCGGAGCTCGATGTTTGAGATCGCGATGCTTCTGTATTCCTGGCCGGCTTCCAGCCGCTCCAGGAGCTTCTTCTTGTCGATCATTCCTTGTTCTCCTTCCCGGCCTTCGCGGCCTTGATCGCTTCACGTTCCTGCTCGGAGAGATACTCTCCTCGGATATAGTATTTCTGGCCGAGGCCATCCGGCAGAGGCGCCATCTGGAGGATCTCACGGCCTTCGTCCGGTGACAGCATCATTCTGTCGAAGAGTTCCTTGATCGTGTTCACCTTGTCTTCGATCTTTGCGAATTGCAGCCGGTTCGCGGAGAAGGTGATGTCGTTTCCGAGCGACTGTTCCCGGTCTGTGAAGAACATGGCCGTCAAGGCAAGGTGCATCTGAAGGGCGAAGACTTCGACCTTCCCCTCATAGAATGCCGACCAGATCGCCTCGTCCCACTCGTTCCGGAGGATCTTCTCGTTCGTTCCGAAGTAGTCGTGGACGTTGTCCTTGATCAGTTTCATCTGATCCGCGTCCACGACAAACGGCTTCGACTCCAGCTGCTTCACGTCTGCGTACTTCGTGTCGATCAGCAGGACGCCGCCGTTGTTCTCCGCCGACAGGTTCGTCTTCCGGAAGCGCTGCCGCTCCTTCTCAATGTCCTCGTCCCGGAGTGATGTTCCGAGCTTGGCCAGAAAGCGGATCGCGGCCGACTGTTTGATGCCGTTTTCGATTCCCTGGTTCTCCACGTCGATCAGATCGAGCGTCGGGATGAGTGGGGCGTTTGTCTCCGGGAAGAAATCGTTCTTGTACTGCATCTTCAGGAGCACGCCACAGCGGCCGTATTCTATCGCTACGTGCTTTCCGTTGCCAAACTGGTACCGGAGGAACAGCTCGCCGGCAGCGTTCTCTACGAGCTCGCAGGAGCTCGGTACGAGGGGATATGCTCCGATTGTCCGACCGTTCTCTGCTATCAGCGGCGCGAGGAAACACGCGTTGTCGACCTCGAGGATCGTCGCCGCCCTGTACAGGAACTGTTGCGTATTCTGCCACGGGTTCATCTGGATCTGAAGGCGCCTGTCGAGCTTGGCTGCCTGCGGTCCGTTGACGTGCGGCTTCAGCTTGGAGCAGTGCGTCGCGATCGCATGGATTGCCGCCCTCGTCTCCATCGCCTCGTATATGCCTCCGGATCGTGTATAAAAAACCGGATTGTATGCAGTCAGGGTCTCGAAGTATCCGCGGACCGCCTGATCCCTCGAGCCGCTGCCGAAAATCTTTTCAAACAGTCCCAAAGTATCACCCCTCAGATGAGATTCATGTAGTCGTTCTGTTTATCGTTATAGACGACGAAGGCGTCCAGCATGGCCGCCGTCCCGTCGATTCGCTTTGTCGGCCGCGTGGTCTTGTGCGGCTGGATGTTCCCGTTCTTGTCCGTCTCGACTGCGGTATTAGCCAGGCACCACTTGTCGATCGGATTGTTCCCGTAAATGATCCGCTTTGCACGGAGCTCGGATCCCATGACGCCCATCGGGTTCGACAGGGTTTTCTTCCCCTGATGCACGGCGATCATCGACTCGCCGCCGAGCAGCATCTTCATGTCCTCGACCCAATATTGAGCGCTCCAGGAGTCATACCCGCACCACAGGACGTATATGTCGAGATCCTCCCGGACGTGCCGGAACCATTCCGTCACGTTGTCCTTGTGGACCTTCCCTCCCTCGCAGACCGTCAGCAGGCCTCTCTCGAGCCATTTGTCATATGGGACGTGGTCTTCTTTGACGTGCTTCTCCAGGACCTCAGACGGCAGGAAGTACATCGAGAGCCGGAAGAGATAGCCCGGCGCCTCCGGTACCGCGAAGAGGACCGTCCCACATGTGAGGTCTGTCGTCTGCGAGAGGTCCGCTCCTCCGATTCCGTATCGAGGATACGAGAGCACCCGCTCTTCTCCGTCGTGCACCCAGATCATCCGTCTGTTCTCGGTGTCGAGGGTGAAGGTGTCCGTGTTGTTCAGTTCCTCGAATGTCAGCCAGGCCTCCGAGGTTGTCTCCCGGATGTTGAACTCCTTGCAGACGAGGTTCTTCACGAGGTCCGGGTTCGACTTGGCCCGCTCGACCTTCTCTGTGAGCGTCCGGAGGTTCTTGATCGTTCCGAGGCCCGGGTTCGCCTTCTTCCAGCATTTCGGATCGGTCCACTCTTCGCGCTTGTCGAGCTCGTAGATCACCGGGAGGAACCGCTCGTCGTGGTATCCCTCCGGATCGTCCCATCCGTTTATGATGCTCTCGGCCTCGTCGTACTTGAAGTCGTAAATGTCCTCTCTGATCGTGCCGGCTGTGGACGTCATGAAGATCATCGGCTGTTCCCTGGCTGTAATGCCGTCCGCGACGATGTCATACAGCGCCCGGCCGTTCTGCCATTGGTGGATCTCGTCCATCAGAGCGCAGTGCACATTCAGACCGTCGAGGCTGTTGCTGTCGCTGGCCAGTGGTTTGAAGGTGCCGTCGTTCTCATCGAAGGCCAGCTCACCGACGAGGGCGCGGATCCGCTTCGACAGGCTCGGCGATTTCTTGATCATCCGCTTCGCTTCGTTCCAGATGATCTTTGCCTGGTCTCTCTTTGTGGCCACTGCGTAGACCTCCGGGCCGGCTTCACCGTCTGCGGTGAGCATGTAGTTCCCGACGATCGACGCGAGCAGGCTTTTTCCGTTCTTCTTGGCCACGATCAGGAGGACGGTCTGATACTGTCGGAGACCGTCCTCATCGATAAAGCCGAAGGCAGCCGCGAGCAGCGCCTTCTCCCAGAGTTCGAGGCGTACCATCTGGCCGCCGTATTTTCCCTTCGAGTGCCGGCAGTAGTTCTCGGCGAATTCGAGGACGTGGTTCGCCCTGGCCGTGCTGTAGTGATACTCGTCCGGGTTCCGGATCTTATCGGCGAGATGTGCGTACAGCTTCCGGATCTTCGTGCAGGCGACCTCCTCGCCGCTCTCGATCTTCTGCCAGTATTCGAGGATCGGGCTGTATGTCTCCGGATAGCGTCGGAAGTTCACTCCCCATCACGTCCGATCACGAATGCCTCGAAGCCGTCGTCCTGCTGCTTCTGCTGGCTCTCCTGCGGGAGCATGTCGTGCAGCTGCTTGATGATCTTCTGGTATGAGGCGTTCATGGTGTTGTATGTCTGGCCCTGCGGCCTGGCGCGATCATACGGCTCGACCTTCTCCGACTGCTGGAAGGGCTCCGTCCATCCGTTCTCTTTCAGGTCTGCTTCCAGATCCTCGAGCTCGACGCGCATGAAAGCGGCTCTCTCGATCAGGCCGACGGTCAGCTTTTTCTTCTTCTCCGGAAGATCTTTGAAGAGTCGCGACAGTCTGTTCTTCTCTCCGCGAAGTCGTTCTTCTTTTGTCTTGATCCTCTTTTCTTCGGCCATGTTTTCACCTGATTTTCTCATGCGCACGGGCGCGAATTGAATCAAAGAATTCGGCCGCTTTTCGGCAGGGGGGTCTCATGCGCGGCCTGCGTATTCTCCGAGAGTGGGGGCTGCGGTACAGAGCGAGCCCGGCCGAGATCATCGACCGGGGGGAGGTCGGCGCGGCTCGCGATCGATCACGTCGATCACGTTGCCGTCGTCGTCGAACATGACACGCCGCTCCGCAGGTTGGAAGACGCCGTGCTCTTTGTTGTGGCACTCGAGACAGACATACTCGAGCAGTTCATGGTTCAGAGCGATCGTCGGATCCTTGATGTTCTCCGGCGTCAGCTCGATCTTATGGTGCACGATGTAGCCAGGGCGATCATGGCAGCGCTGACACATGCCGCCGTCGATCGCCTGGCGTTCGTGTATGAAGGATGACCGGCACGCCATCCACGCGGGCCGGTTGTAAAATCTGTCAGTGAAGTCTTTCATGATTCTTCGATGCTATCATGATAATCTGGTTTTCAAATGCTTTGGCGCCAAATCACTTCAGACCGAGTTCCCGCTCCACGATGTCGAAGAAGTCCCGCTGCCATCGCTGTGCGGTTCTGAATGAGACATAACACTTCTGAGCTGCGCCGTGCAGGTTGTGCGTCTGACGGAAATACACGAGGCGGATGATCTCGTTCCGCCAGTGTCCGGCACCGTCTCTCGACCTGGCTGTGATCCGGATCGCCTTCGAGACTGCATCGAACTGTCGCTGTCTCGCCGGATCCAGTTCCCGGAGTGCGGTCTGCTCTGTCGATCTGCCCGGGCCTGATCCTCCTCCGGTCGAGTTATAGCGCGGCGTCACTGCTGCACGGTGCAGCTCCTCGAGTTCCACTTTCATGCTCGGATAGGCCCGCAGGATGTTCTGCACGCCTGGCCACCACGGATCCCTTCTCCTGTTGTTCATGCAGGACGCCTCCCTCTCTTAGGCAGTACGATCTGCCCGCCTCTCACCTTCGGCGGAGTCTTCCACACGCAGCGCTGATACTTCCCGATCACGCGATCGTCTTCGTCTCTGGTTTCCTCGATGTCCTTCACGATCGCACCGTAATCCGGTTTGATGTCCTCGACGTCATCCACTTCGACGGGCTCGGTATAGATCGGCCTGGCCATTCCCCGGGTGCAGTGGTATGTATTCTCTCCCGCCGGTCTTCCCTTCACGTTCTCGATCATGTACGAGGCGAGACGCGTATAATCTCCCTCGTCGTTCAGATCCTCGATGATCACGGTGCCGGGTCCTCCGAACTCCGGCCAGATCATCCTCGCCATAGGAACGGCAGCGGACGGAATGATCACATGCTCGTGCAGCCTGGCCGGTGCCTGCCGGCGCGGACTCCAGTTTGCCGTGACCGATACCGCCGGCAGGGCGGAGCCGAGCTCCTTCCTGTATGCCTTCCGGAGCTTCCGGAGGAACTTCCCGAGGATCGTGTCCGCCGTCTCATAGTCTCCCGGATAGTGTTCGTCGTCATACTTCAGAGTGAGGAAGCCGTCTCCCGTTCCGAAGTTGCAGTTGATCAGGCGGGCGAAATTCTTGATCCGCTCCTTCTCGTTCGCCTTGATCTTCTTCAGAGACGAGGATCCCGCTCTTCTGGTTCCCCTCGGTCTCTTGTAGGTCGGCCCGATCGAGAGCCAGCTTCGCCTGGTCTCGACTGTCCTCCCGGAGATGATCTTGTATTCCATCAGTCGTCTCATATCCTCCCGCTCCTATATTCTGAAGATGGTCGTTATCTTAGCCGCTAAAAGGTCTTATAAGAAACGCGTGCGCGCGTGTGCGCGTGCGAGCGTTTCCTTGTTCTGTCTTTCAGCTGTCAAGGTGCAGTGATTGGTTCTCAAGCTCGGGCAGGAACGCTGCCGCTCCTGCCCCGGATTCAGAATCTCTCACCTGTGATATAGACGCGAGTGTCGATTCCGTTCAGGGTAAAGCTCCACTCACCCACGGCCAGGCAGAGGATCTTCTCCACCGGCCAGTCTGGCGCGATCCCTTTGACCGCTGCCGCGATCTCTTCGCGGCTTCCCATAACTTCGATCATTTCATTCCTCCTCAGTTTCGCCGATCCTGATCTCGACCTTCTTGTGAGATACGACCGGAGAGAGCTTCCGGCACCACTTCTCGCTCGTCTCCGCGTGGTTCATCTGTTTGTACTCCGGCAGCTCCCTGATCGTGTCCTCGACGGTGTCCATCGCAGCGAGGACCATCGGCAGGTCTGTCGGGTGCGCTTCATTGACCACTTCCATCAGCTCGTCTGTGTAGTGCTTCATTCCCTCGTACAGGGCCTGTACGCGGTCGGCTCCGTAGGCCGTCACCGCTTCCCGCAGATAACACCTTGCTATCGTCGTCATCGTCGCTCACCTCATCGAATGTATTTCCGGTAATCGTTCGCGACGTCAGTATCGTCGACGAAGATGTATTTCTGTGTCGTCGTGATCTTCGCGTGTCCGAGGATCTTCTGCACACGCTCCAGCGGCATTCCGGCCTTCAGCAGATTCGTAGCCAGTGTATGCCTGAATCGATGCGGGTGGACGCCTTTTACTCCTGTCTTCTTTCCGATCTCTTTCAGGATGTACCGCATCCCGCCCGGCTCCAGCCGCTCCCCTCTTTTCCCGAGCCAGAGGCACGGCAGATCATCCTTCCGCGTTTCCAGGTACCGTTTAATCAGCAGGGCGGACACGTCGTCGATGTACACGATTCTTTCCTTGCTGCCCTTCCCGAATACCTTCAGGCGTCCGTTCTGCCAGTCGATGTCGTCTCTGTTGACCGCTGTCGCCTCTGCGACTCGGCATCCCGTGGCTCCGAGAAAGGCGATGATCGCGCGGTCTCTGTCGGTCTTCGCTCCCTCATCCAGCAGCCGGACTTCCGTATCGCTGAATGGGATCTGCATGATGTCTGCCGTCTTGAACGGCATAACCCTCTTCATCGGGTTCTTCACGATCAGCTCCTCGCGGATCATGAAGTCGAAGAACGCATTGAAGGCGTGCCGGTAATTCTCGATTGTGACCGGAGAGATCCCTCTGTCTTTCTCATGCTTCATGAACGACATGATGTGCTCAGTCCGCATTTTGACATATGGCACGCCCGTGAACTCCAGCAGTTTCTTCAGGTGTCTCTTTTTCCCTTCTATGGTGCCCTTCGCATACCCCTGAATTTCCAGAGTCGTCAGGTAGAACTCCGCGATCTGCTCCGAGCTGGTATCTGACTCATCCTTTTTGATCGCGGTTATGTCGTAATCGATCAGGACATCGTCGACGAGCGTGATGATCTGATCGATGTCATTTCCCGGGATGATGTCCCCGAGCTTTATCCGGAGCGATTCCATGCACATTTTCTTGTCGATATAGCTCATTCTTTCCGCCTCCTTTGCAGTCGGAGGCGGGTGCCGTGTCACTGCACGAGCTTAACTCGCTGTAATCGTTTTGTTACTTCTTCACATGTCGGCCCTGTTCTTCCCGCTTCATCATCGTCTGGATCAGCAGCTGCGTCGGTATGAAGATCAGGAGCTCGACCGGCCAGACGCAGACGAACAGGATCTGATCCTCTTCGCTCATGTCCAGCTTCCGGACAATGCCGAATTTCCACAGCAGCGCCAGGAGGAGCGCTCCCACGGCGAAGAATCCAACGCCGGCACCGACGGCGATCATGACGATTGTGGTTGTGCTCATATCTTCTTCTCCTTCCAGTTCGATTCGAGCCCGTTCCGCTTTCGCCATCTCCGGATGGCGTCGGTGCTGTTCCCTGTGACCTTCGAGATCTGCGTGTCGTTCAGGCCCTTGTCGTAGAGCTCCCTGATCCGCTGATCGTTCATCCTCCTGTGAGGATAGATCGCGGGCAGCCCTTCCCGGTATCTCCAAGTTGCCACGGTCGACACTCCGCATCCCAGCTCCGCCGCGATCCGCGTGTCCGGAGATCCCTCGTCGTACAGTTCCCTGGCCCGCTCCTCGTCGATCGTCCTGTGCGTGTTATTATAGTTCGAGCTGAGTTTCCGGTCCTTCCGCCATCTGTACACGCGGTATTCCTTCGTCCCCAGCTGCACGGCGATCTGTCGGTCAGACAGGCCTTTTCCGTACAGCTCCCGGAGTTTGTCTTCTTCTGCGTCCGGCGGGATGTAATCTTTCTTCTCCCTCGGCTTTCTCGGATTCTTGGCCAGCGGAGGTTTCGGCCGGAGGATTCTCCGCTTCTTCCCGGTGTACACCGGATCGAAGAAGGGGCAGTTCTCGCCACGCATGAGCAGCAGGATCTTCCGGTGCGTCGACGGCAGCTTGTACTTCTTGACGAGCTGGCCGAGTCGCGTCTTCTGTTCCTGGCCCTCTTCGATCATCGCGAGGGAGTAGTTGCAGGAGTGCTGCCCGCTGCCGAATTGTCCATAGATGGTTCCGGCGTACACGCAGTTCATCTTACACATTCGCCTCGTCCTCCTTCTTTTCGAGCTCCTTCGTGAAATACTCGATCAGCTGGCGGACAGCTTCGTGCAGCTTGTCGCCCGTTTCCCGGTCCCTGGCGGCCACCTTCCGGTATTCCGTGATCATGTACCCGAACTCGTTCTGCATCGTCGTGTACCGGATCCCGAATGCCGTGATGTCCGAATCTGAGGCCTTGAGCTGCTTCCGTGCCTCTTCCAGATCGGCCTTGATCTTCTCCGCTGCGGCCGTGGCCTGCTTCAGTTTCTTCTCCGCGTCCTGACCGGCGCTCTCCGCCTTCTCGACAGCTTCGGCCCGTTCGTTCTCCGCCTTGTTCAGCTTCTTCTCCAGATCGGCGATCTTTTTCTTCGCTGCGGCCTCGGCCTTCTCTTTGGCTTCCTTCGCCGCTGCGGCGATCGCTTCCTCGTCCCGGACGGTCTCGACCGCGACCTCGACCGGTCGCTTTTCAAGTTCCTCGATGTTTTTCCGTAGCCCGACAAGTTCCTTCTCCCGCTCTTCGGCCTTCTCATTGAGCTCGGCCACGTTCTGGAGCGTGAGGTCCCGCTCCTCGCGGATCTTCTTCTCCCTGGCGAGAGCCTCGTCCCGCTCCTTGATCGCCTGCTTCAGTTCCCGGACGGAAATATGCTCCGCGTCGACCTCTTTCGCGAACGCTTCCCGGTCACTTTCCGGCACCGAAAGAAGGGCTAAAGCCTTAGAAATCGGCAAATCCGCAAACGTCTGCGTATTTGTTTCCGGTCCGAACAGGCCGAGCTGTGTCGCTGAGTAGTCCTTGAAAACCCTCATGTAATCCTGGGCGCTCCGCTCGGAGAATTCCGTCTCCCTCTGGAGCCACGGAAGCCACTCGCCATGCGGCAGAAGCTCCTTTGCTTCGACCAGCCGGCGCCCGATTTCGATCCCGCAGAGCGTTGTAATCCATCGCCCCGTATTGACATACATCCGGATCTCGGCGCCGATCTGCTCCGGTGTCCTCGTCTTGTCGGTCTGAACCGACATCTCGTCGCGTACTGTCATATCGTTCATGCTGTCTTGACCTCCGTTTCAGTTGTTTCTGCCTCCGGCAGCACCGGCAGCCCGTCCCGGTCCCGCTCTGATCCGCTGTTTACCCAGGAGAGCCACGTCTCGAGGAAGGGCGCGAATCTGGTTTTCGGATCGACAGCTCCCTCGTATCCCTCGTTCCGGTATCCGTGGATCTGCTGGATCTCGATCTTTCCCCGCTTCTCTCTGAGCTCCACGGTGAGGAAGGACCGGCCCGGCTTCCTCCGGTGCCGGATGAAGAGGATCGTCGTCTCCCCTTTGATATGCCGTGCCGCGTATCCGCCGACGCAGTGGTGCAGCGTCTTTCCCTCCCGGACGATCTCGTCCGCACTCGTCGGGACGAGGACGCAGAGATCGCCCATCGCGAAGGCGAACTGCTTCTCGAGCTTCCTCCGGCGGAACTTGTACGACTTCATCTCGGTCTGGTTCTGCTTCTGGCCGAGCACGTCGGCCGCTGCGTCGTGCCTCTGCTGGAGGTTCTTCGGCATGGCCACGGTCTTCTCCGCGAGGTCGAATCCGAGCCGCTCGGCCATGTCGAGGTAATCTTTCCAGACGTCGATGATCTGGATCACCGGCACCGCGTACCGCCCGCAGCGAGGCATATGTCCGAGGACGTAGTGCACGCCCTGCTCCGGTGTGCAGCCTGCGATCTTGCAGCAGTCCATAGTCTGCCGGAGATTGTCCTGGCCGCCGATCTCGTCCATGAGGTCGAGGTACCTCGAGAGCCTGAGCTGCGTTCCGCTGTCCTTGTATCCCTTCAGATCGCCGAAGTCCATCCCGGCCTTGAAGAAGATCTTCCCGTCCTGGGCGTTCATGCGGATCAGATCGTTCGGCTTCTTGGCCTTCCAGTTTAAATATTTTGCATTCTTCCGTCCGTGAATGATCAGATCCTCGACCGCTTCCTCGAGTCCGAGCTTCACGGCCATTTCGATCTGTGGCATCTCTGCGGCCCAGGCGAGATACTTCATCATTCCCTTTGCCGGTTCTTGGTCGATGTCCGCTGCCGCTCTCCGCTGATAGAACTCGGAGATCTGGCAGTATTTCAGGATCGACTGGCTCAGTGCTTCCGACAGGCCGATGATCGTATAGCTCCCGTCATAGTCGCACATGCCCATCATGTTCGGCTGGAACGGATCCCCGATCGTCTTCGTGACCGTCCAGGCCAGTTCCCGCGTTTCAGGCTCGCAGCTCCAGCGGATCACCTTCTCATAGAATTCGGCGCATCCGTCTTTCCCGAAGTAATACCGTTTCACCGGATACCAGTCGAGCACGCCGGTCAGCTCGTCCCATGTGAACCGGCGTCTGGCGTTCCCGGCTTCGATCAGAAGCGCTCCGTCTTTTCCCGGTCTGGCCACGGCTGCCTTCACCCAGCTTTCGAGGCTTGGCATGTGCGGCTTGTACTTGCTGGCTGCGATTCCCTCCACCACGGCGCCGCATTTCGGGCAGTTGCACTTCTCGTGGTGGAGCTTGCCCCGGCTGTAGTTTCCCCGGACGGCCTCGAAGCTCTCCCCGCAGGCCGTGCAGGTGCACAGCCTGATCGGGTCCGATGATACATTCCAACCGTCGTCCAGATATTCGTTCCGGAAGAAGAGGTACTGCGGGAAGAGGTTCCTGATCTGCCGCTCTTCCTCCGGATCCAGATTGATACTGTCGAACTCGAGCAGCGCGTCGCGCCGCATCGGTTCCGGAAGTGTGCATTTCGGATTCATGCTCCGGCCTCCCTTCACAGGAAGGACCGGAAGTCGAGGACGAGTCCGGAGGGCTTCTCCTCGGCTGCGTGCTTCGGCGTGTACGGTTCCGGCTCCTTGGCCGCGTCGCCGATCAGATCGATCGTCAGCTGCATTTTCACCTTCGCGCCCGGGAAGTAGAACGCGGCCGCTCTCCGGTATGCTTCCACGTCCGAGAGAGCCTGTCCGCAGCTCTTCGCGACTGCCTTCATGCAGTCCTCGAAGGTTCCGCCCTGGACGACGGCCTGGGCGAATTCGTCATCCTGCTCGATAAAGTCCTCGATCTGGCGGAGGACGTCCGCCTTCATGGCCTGCCCGTATCGGTCATACTTGCCGCTCTTGTATTCCGCCTGGATCTTCTTCAGGGCCTGATCTCTGTACTCACTCATTGACGTCGCCTCCCTTGTTCAGAACAGCCTCGACAGGGCAGTATTTGCATTTTTCATCGTTCATGATCTCGGAATCCCGGTAAACATACGGCCAGTGGCAGATTTCACAGACGGCTTCCATGATCCGCTCCCGCTCTTCTCTGTTCATCATACCTGCCACCTCACTTTCCGATTGAAAAGTATCTGGTGTGCGAATCGGTTTCATATTTGTCTCGCGCCTCAACCGAGCCGTCCTGCATAATCATTGCGAAATACATGTTCATGTTGAATCCTGTCGGATACTTTTTCATGACAAAATCCTTCGCTACCCGCAATCCGATTTCCTCGTCCTCCGGTCGTGTTCCGTGTCCTTCTATGTATCCCTCAATTTGTTTTGGGTCAGACAGAACTTCTTCAAGTGTTGATCCGTAGCGTCCCGACGCATACCTTGCCAGGTCTACCCATGCATAGGTCTCCGCCCCGGCTGCTGTTACATTCCTCTCCATTCGGAGGCTTGCAACGTGCACCGACAATGGTCCAGCCAGGATCTGTATGTAATTTTGCAGGCTGTCTTCTCCTGTGAGGAACCCGCTCTTCTGCTTCTCCTGGGCTGCGTCGTCTTCCTGCTTTTTCAGATCTTCCTTGTACTTCTCTACCGCCTGCTCTGCAGAGTCCGCCATCTCCTGCCGCACCCGGATCTCCGTCCGGTGCTCCACGCCGGCGCTGAGCAAAATCGTGTAGATGGTGAACAGCGCTGCAGAGATCAGGAGAATCCCGTACTTCCTCACGCTGCGGCGGAGGATCTCGCTCCTCTTTGCCGCTCCGAGCATTTTCTCCATCATCCTGATCACATTTCCCTTCTTTTGGGCATTTCGTTCGGTGAATTTGGCATTTCGTTCGGTGAATTTGGCATTTCGTTCGGTGAATCGGGCATTTTGTGCGGTGAATGCGGGCATCTCGCCCCAGGTCATCGGACGGGTCAGCGCCTGCGTCCTTGCATTAACTTTTTCCATGTGATATAATTCCTTTCGTCGTCAATATCCTTTCACATGCCGCGTATCCGGTTCCCGCCGGTGCGCGGCACTTACTTTTTCGGGCTCTCGTCCGGGATCGGACGGTCCCAGCATCTCAGGCAGCTCGTCTCGTCGAGCTTCTTCCCCTTCTGGAAGTATTCGCAGACGCTGCTCTGCTCATATCCGAGGTCTTCCGGGCAGAGCCGGACGCCTCCGGGATACTTCGGGTCGATCTCTTCCGGGTGTTCCTTCCTCAGTCTGTCAAGCATGGTCTCCTGCATGGTTTGATTCCTCCTTCTTTATTTTGGGGCACCACGCCGGCGTCTGGATCGCGCCGACCTCGCCCAGGCTAAACACTGCCATCGTGCGGCCGTAATGCTGAATGGTTCCGGTCGGCGGGAGCAGGCTCATACATCTCGCCGCGACCGCTCCCTTCGGCCAGGCTTCCGGCCGCATGTCTTTACACTCGTTACACGTCATCGGCTTCGTCGGTGCCGATCTCGCGCTGCACCGTGTACCGGGCGCGGGCCGTTCCCTCGGTGATCGTCGTCATCCATTCGGCCAGATCGGGAGACGGTGCCATCGGCATAATGATCGCTTCCGCGAACATTCCCGCCTTCGCCACATAGTACGGCTGCCCTGCCCGCGTGTACCGCAGCGTGATCACCGGATCGGCGTCTGTCAGCGGCTTCATGTATCTCGCCTGGAGGAAGAACGTCTTCCCGCTCGGCGTTGTGGCCGGCATGATGTCGTATCCTCTGAACATGACCCGGTTGAAGGTATCGTATGTCACGATCTCCTCGTCTCCGTCGTCCGCGGTGTCGTAGGCCTCCGGCATGTTCTGGCGCTTGATCCTCCAGTTCGCCGCCTTGTCCTCCGGGATGTCGAAGATCACGCAGGCCGTCTGGACGTTCAGCTGCCCGATGCTCTCCGGCAGCAGGTAAAAGGCGTATCCGTCTCCGATCCACTGGCTGCTCCCGTCGTCCAGGAGGACCATCTGCTTCACCCTGTTCAGAATTGCTCCGATTGCTTTTAGTTTCATTTGCATCTCTCCTTTTCAGAGGCGGATCCCGCCTCGATTTTCTTTTTCTCGCGGAGATACTGCGCGAACTTCGCCGCGAAGATCTTCGCCACCGGCCGGATGGCAGCTTCTTCGGCTGCCTCGGCGGCCGGCGTCCTCTTGGTATAGATCGGGACGGTCTCGAGGAAGGAGCCGTCCGGCGCCCTGGCGCTCATGACGCCGATCTGGATGAAATCACTTTCCATATGCTCCTCCTGTCGCTTTCGACGGGTCCGAGATCGGTCTGCTCCACTCCGGTCTTCTCAGAAAGTCCGGCATCCCGGGCCAGTCACTGACCCATTTGCAGTTATCACACAGCCACAGGTTCCACACATCGTCGATGCTCTTTGCCTCGAGTGGGATCCAGGCCACTTCGTGTGCCGGCATTCCGCAGACCGGGCAGTATTGGATCTTCATCCTTCCCCGGCCGGCCTTCCCATCATTTCGTCGTTGTCCGGCTTCAGGATCTGGTCGATCGCCTGTTCGTATCTCTTCAGGCGTTCCACTTCCTTCAGCAGGCTCTCGATCAGTTCCGCTCCCTCGATCAGGAGACGGTCGTCTTCCTGCATACAGCGCTCATGGTTCGGGCAGTCGTCGCAGCCGAGCTCCTTCACGCTGAGATGATTCCCGCAGATCTTCATCGCGAGCACGATCTCTTCCGGTTTCATGTCGTCTTCTCCTTTCGGTGAGTGTTCATCAGAAAAAGTCAACGACTTTTTCTGTGGTTCCGGGATTGTATCACGGAACATTTGGCACTATTCGTGCCATCAGGAAGCAAAATAAAAAAGCTCCTCGACGCTCTTTCCGTAGCACTTCGCGAGTCTCATCTTGATCGAGTCTCTCGGAGTCCGCTTCCCGTTCTCATACATCATGAGGGCGGACACGGATATTCCAACCTTTTCGCAGATGTCTTTTCTCGGTGTTTCGCCTCTTGCTTCTCTCAATCTCGTTGCCATTTCTTCCATCGTGTTCACCTCCTGTTATTGACACATTTCGTGCCTCGACAATAAAATAGCACTTGGCACAATATGTGTCAATGTTTTTCTTTTTTTACCTTTTGCTTGTGTTTTGACACATTTTGTGTTATTGTCTCTGAGAGGGGTGATCTTATGTCTCAAATGTCTGAAACACTAAAAGCTCTCCGCAAGCGCGACAAGCTCACGCAGCAGGAGCTCGCCGATCAAACTGGTCTCAGCCGCAGCCGTATCAACAACTATGAGCAGGGCATTCGTGAGCCTGACTTTGAGACGGCCGAGATCCTCGCTGACTTCTTCAATGTCGATCTTGATACTCTCTACTCTGGAGCCTCTTCTTCTGCCACTCTTTCCGAGTCTGAAGCGACTCTGATCAACTTCTTCCGCTCCTTGAATTCCGCAGGACGTTTGAAGGTTCTCGAGTACGCTCTGGACCTTAACAATGCCGGGAATTATTCTGTCTAAACAAAAAAGCCCTGGCCAGAGCCAGGGCGGAAAGATAGTGATTTATCACTAACAGGAAAAGCCCCGGCCAGAGCCGGGGCGCGGAGGTAACTATGAAGAATGCTGTGATTTATGCTCGATACAGCTCGCACCGTCAGGACGAGCAGAGCATTGAAGGGCAGCTGCACGTCTGCCACGATTACGCGAAGCGAAACGGATACACCGTCATCGGCGAATACATCGACCGGGCGATCTCCGGCCGTTCGGATGATCGTCCTCAGTTCCAGCAGATGATCGAGGACGCGAAGAAGAAGGCCTTCCAGTATGTCATCGTGTACAAGCTCGACCGCTTCAGCCGGAACCGGTACGACGCCGCGATCTACAAACACAAGCTGAAGCAATGCGGCGTCAAGCTGCTTTCTGCAATGGAGCAGATCGGAGACAATCCGGAGAGCATCATCCTCGAGGCCGTGCTGGAGGCCAGCGCTGAGTATTACTCCCTGGAGCTTGGCCAGAAGGTCCGGCGCGGCCGGATCGAGACCGCCAGCAAAGGGAAATTCACCGGCGGAGGCGTTCCGATCGGCTATAAAAACGTCGACGGCTATCTGGTTCTCGACGAGCATGTCGCCCCGCATGTCCGCTGGGCCTTCGAGCAGTACGCCGACGGCGTCCCGATGAGGGAGATCTCCGCCCGCTTCAATGATCTCGGGATCCGCACGAAGCACGGGAATCCCTTCTCAAAGTCTTCGCTGCATAAGGCCTTCCGCAGCGAGAAGTATATCGGCGTCCTCGAGCAGTCCGGTGTCCGGATCGAGGGCGGTATCCCGGCCATCGTCGACCGGGCCACCTGGGACCGCGTGCAGCAGCGCCTCACGCTCATGAGGAAGCACGGCGCGAAGCAGAACGCCTCTCCCGACGTGGACTATCTTCTGACCGGGAAGCTCTTCTGTGGCCACTGCGGCGCTTCCATGCACGGGATCTGCGGCACCGGCCGGAACGGGAACAAGTGGTACTATTATCAGTGTTTAGGTCGGAGGAAGGGCACCGGCTGCACGAAGAAGCACGAAAAGAAAGACTTCCTCGAGTGGTATGTCTGCGAGCAGACGGTCGACTACATTCTCGCGCCGGAACGGATCCGGATCATCGCGAAGGCCGTCGTCGATGAGTATGACCGCGAGTTCGGCACCGACAGCATCGGAGAGCTGGAGAATCAGATCGCCGTCGTCCGGAGGCAGCTCGACAAGTACATCGACGCCGTTGTCGAACTGCCGAAGGCTGCCCGCTCCGCTCTGTATGAGAAGATCGAAGGCCTGACCGCGGAGAAGGAGGAGCTCGAGATCGACCTGGCGAAGCTGCGCGTCGCGAACAAGGTCCGGCTGACGGAAGACGAGATCGTCTCCTGGCTCCGCTCCTTCTGTCATGGCGATCTCTTCGACATGGATTTCCGCCGGCGTCTGATCGACGTGTTTATCAATTCTGTTTTCGTCTTCGACGACAAGGTCATCGTGTATTATAACGTGAAGGGCGGGAAGCAGGTCTCGTATATCGAAATGCTCGAGAGCTACGGAGAGGAAGGCTGCCCCGGCCCGGATGACGATCTCCAGGAGGATTCCGGTTCGTCATCTGTCGACTGTGGACCACCATCCGCGACGATTGTCGAACCGCTCCTGATTTTTGCAGGCGGTCTTCTCGGAGTCGTCTATCCCCGGCCGGTCGAGTGACCGGAACAAAAAAAGAGCAGCAGATCCGCGATGGATCCGCTGCTCTCTTTTTGTCTTATTCGTCCGGAATCTCGTCTTCCGGGTCGGTCAGATAATCTCTTTCATGTTTCCCGACCGGAATGCCTTCGACCTCTGGCGTCTGCTCGTTTATGATTCCCTGTTCTTTGTCGAGCACGTCTTTGTATGTATCGACCCGCTTTTTGAACCAGGAAGGAACCGGAGCACCGAGTTTTCCGCAGTTTTCAATAATCGAACCAAACTCTGTCAAAATATACCATAGGAGCACGATCGGCGTCACTATCGTCGAGACATCGAACGGGAACTTGATCCCGGATCCCTCCACCACTACTTGAAGGGCGATGTCACACATCGCAGCGACGAGGACAGCGAAGATCTCGCCCGCCTTATGCCACAGGCCGTCTCTCGCGATCTCTGAGCTCCAGTTCTTTTCTCTCCTGGCGGCCATGCTGCCGGAGAGATAGTCGAGCACGATCGCAGCTGCCCAGATGATCACGGCCCAGCCTATCCATCCCCAGAGGGCTGTCAGAAAACCGATTGCCGCAGCGACCACGCCGCGGATCTCTTTCGCCTTGTCCGGTGCATTCATTTCTCTTTACCTCCCGTTCAGTCGAGCACCATAATCAGTTTTACATCTTCCTTGCCGAAGCTCGGCGTGTCCACCTGCTGGCTCTCGTCCAGTTCCTTCAGGACGTCATCGATATTTTCTGCCCACACGGTCGCAGACTTCCCGTCCTGCGCGATCACCAGGTACCGCTTTGCGTTCTTTTTCCCTGATTGTTCCATCTTTTATCTCCTTTCAATTTGTGGCTTTATGACAGATACAGAATGCAGGCCCATGTCATAGGCCCGACGACGCCGTCGACCGGCGTCAGGTTGTGCGATGACTGGAAGGCCTTCACCTTCTCCGTCAGAGATTTTGACCACAGCCCGTCGACCGTCACGCTGTAGCCTCGGCAGGCAAGCGCCGCCTGGAGCAGCTTCACTTCAGGCCATGCGGAGCAGTGCTCGTCGATCATCCTCGGCGGCCAGGTCGTCGGAACCGGCACGCCTTCCTCGTCCAGCTCCTGCGGCTCCGTATCCGGGTAGGCCGGAGTCGTGCTGATGGTACTTTCCGCTCCTGCGTCCAGTGCCTGCGTCAGGAATCCGAACCATCCGAGAGCTGATCCGCCTCTGCTCTCTGCTGTCGCTTCCGTGTTCGCCGGTATCTCGTAGTATTTGCACACATAGTACCCGCAATCATACGGGCTCGCGCTCGACTTCACCTTTTCCCAGGCTTTCGAGTATCTGCGGATCTCCGTCAGCATCCATTCGACCTGCGTCTTAAAATCTCCGATGCTGACGCCTCTCTTCCGATGGAAATCGAGCATTCCCGCTTTCCGGTCTTTTGCCGTCCACTGGCAGAGTCCGTACCCGGCCTCGTCCCCGATGAATCCCGCGTACCGGCCGGAGTCGACTGCCGTCGTGTATTGTGCGTCATTCATTCCGAGCCGGTTCTCTTTGGAGTCCTCGACGTTCGTGCTTTTGAATGCTGATTCGTCCGCGATGTTCGCCAGGACTCCCGCAGCGCCGGCGATCGTCATTCCCGCCTCGATGCACCGTTTCCCGATGTACAGCGCCTTGTCTTCCTGTCCGGTCATTGATCCTCGCCTCCTCCTAAAATGCAGATCGCGACCACGAATGCAGCCGACACGACTGCAAGGTAAATCGCGATCTTCACCAAGATGATCCCGCTCATGGGTCCCCACCTCCTCCGTGTACCAGCAGGAGAATGATTGTCAGGAAAATAAACCATCTGATCACCCAGATCATTCGATCACCCCGTTTTCATATTCTGCGGCCGGCAGTTATGTCGGCCGCGTTTTCTAACGAAAAGTTCTCTAACAATTTTGGTTGCCCGAAAAGGCCAGTAAATACTGGGGTTTTCGGGGTTTGCCGGAAAACCTCAATTAGTCAGAAGAGTCTTCCAGTCCGTGATCCTCATTGAATCGCTTCTCTGAATGTTCAATAATTCTGCATTGCATTATGATCTCTTCTGCCCAGCGTTCAACGAGTTTAGCGTTGCCAACCGGAGATTCATACTGCCTTTCAATAGCTCCAATCAAATCGCTGATGCGACTCCATGCAACCATCCAAGCTGGTTTGCATCCAATCGGTGGAGTGTTTTGCGCTTCACATCCGTTGTTTGTACTTGTGTATGTCGTTGAACTCATGTTTCCCTCCTTGATAATCATGTTAGAATGTCCGTTGAGGTTATGCCCTTTAGTCAGAAACGGTTGGGAACAAATAAAACGGAACAATCACATCGTATTCTTCCAGTGCTTCCACTTTGATTTCATCTGCTGTCATCACCCCATCAGAGATCAGCACCTCAATAGCATCTTTGATGTATGCTTCATCTGCTGGAAGGATCGCACTTCCTTCATTTGGTTTGACATACTGGTTGAGAAATGCCGCAATACGTTTAAGCTGTTCCATTTTTATCCCCCTTGACATTCATGTTAGAATTGCCTTGAGGTGATGCCCTGTGAGCGAGAAGGAAACTCGCCGTGGTCGCCCTCGCTTCGGATCGGAAAAGGAAAAGGCTGAGAAGTATATGAAGTTCTCATGCACTCTTCCACCTGACGTTTACAAACGGTTGGAGAAATACTGTCAGGATGAGGAAAGATCTAAAGCGTGGGCATTGGGAAAGGCCATCATCCCTTGGCTGGAAGAGAGAGGTTACTGAGGGTAACCCCTCTCTTTCTTCATTCTATCACGTTTGGGGTTCTCTGACAATAATTGGGTTCTCCGTTCACCCTAAAAGTTCTCTATTGGTGAGTTAAATATTCAGATTAATAACTAAACTTATACA